TCATTACGGCCTTCCATGCGGTCAACAATCCAGTCAGATGCTGCTGATTCTTGAACCCAACCCATGATACAAAAGTCATCCGTCCCGAAGTCGAAATCACTGTTATAGTCTTGTAAAAGATAGTTGCTGGTAGAGAAGTCAGAGTACCCGACAAGTTCCGCGCCTGTCGCTACAGCAGATCGAGTTATGGTGCCTATGGGTGTTAAGCCGTTGTTGTTTACCGAGCGGTCTCCATCTACTTCAACCACAGAGACATTGTCGACAGTCAGATCTCCAGCCGAGTTTGTGGCAAAAGTCAGCGTGTCGTTTGTACCATTACCAGTCACAAAAAACGTATGCGATCCAACCGTAGAGGCGGTAGAAGTACTTACACTGGTTCCGCCGCGAAACCGCACAAAAACACTACCAGCAGTACGTGAGACTATAGTAAAAGATACTTTATAGACTTTACCAGCCACGTCAGTGAACGCCTGATCTAAATAGATATCGCTGCCGCCACCCAAAGATGCGTCAATGACCAACTCCCCACCACTCTGCGAGAAAACTGTTCCTGTCTGCGTCCAACCAGTCAGGTCAGTAGTAAACGTGCCATTGGTCACCAGCTCAGTGCCGCTCAAAGTACTTGCTACCGTACTCGAAAGGAAAGCACCCTTAATGTCACCTACTTGATAGCCAGTGTTGTAGGTGGAATTAATAAAGGAGACCATACCGTTATCTGGCGTTGTAGTGTCTTCTTTTCTGATGGATATAATAGAGCCTCCATTATGCTCCAAAGCGAAGACAAAGGAACTTTCAGAAGTGGGTTGAGACGCATACCAATTCTGAGCAGAAGCATCAGAAGAATTTGGACCTAAATCAGCTATATTATAAAACGCATCTAAATCGATTCCTGTTCCCGTAGTAGTCCCATGAGTTATAATGGTGTCAGAAGTAAGGGTTGAGATGTCTCGAATGACTTTCATTGTTGGGTAGCTGTTGCCAGACTGATACCCTTGTGAAAAGAACAGGGTAGAGTTAAAAAAAGCTACATCGAATACCTTGTTAATTGTGCCATGTGAGTTAGTAATATCCCATACGTTCCCATCGTCCTTAATAACACTCACGCCACCGTCCGTCGCCACTGCAATCGTTGGTATTTGAATACCCGTGGCAGGATCAATCGGGGCGTCAGGGAGGACGGTCATGGCTACGTCTTTGATATCCTTGCTTAAAATAGCTTTTGATGAGTCTGTGTAACTTCCATTTCCAGAACCGGTGGTGTTTCTTTCGGAAATTTCAGGGACGTTATAACTGTAGAAACCGTTGGTTCCGTAAAGAGCACTACGATCTTTTAGGAAATTAAAAACTTTCAGGAAACCATTAGAACCGTCGGAACCAACCCAGATTTCTCCGTTAACCGCGGAAATACAATGCTTGATGGATGATGCCGAGTAAAAATGGAGTCCTGCTGCGCGATTAAACACCATCCACATCTCAGGAACACCGTTAGCATCTAGATCAAAAGCATCGTAGATAATAAGTGATGTTGAGGTAGCCACTAGTAGAGCAACCACAGGAAATTCTTTAGTTTTACCTCTGGTGCTGGTATTTAATGTCTCGTTGTACCAAGAAGTGTACTGAGTTCTGTGCCTCCACTGACCTGAATCTGAGTCTAACCTCGTGTCATACACATAGAGGTCTACCGCAGTGTCAGTCGTAGAAGATGAGATAGCTGTTAGAGCTGCTTCAAATGCATCAGTGTCTTCTACTGCAGCTGAACCTAAGCCTAAGTTAGTTCTAGCTGATGGTATGTCATCCACGTCGGACAAGTTATATGCTGCAAGAAGGTCACCTGTACCTGTTCCTGGTGCTCCTCTTAGGTCTCCGGTTGAAAACCCTAGTCCGTCGTCAGACGTAAAGGTTACTACGCCTGTACCTGAGTTGTAGCTACCGCCAGTAAAACCATCGCCAGTGGCTCCGGTAGCTCCGGTGGCTCCTGTTGCTCCGGTGGCTCCAGTCGGACCTTGAATTCCTTGTGGGCCTGTATCACCAGCAGGAATGGTAAAATCAAAGGTAGCCGCCGAGGATGTACCGCTGTTAGTTACTGTAGCTGATGAACCTGCAGCACCTGTAGTAACAGTACCAACTGCAATAGTTGCAGCAGATCCTGTAGCTCCTGTATCTCCAGTCTGGCCTTGAATTCCTTGGGCTCCGGTATCACCCTTAGGAATACTGAAATTAAAGGTAGCAGATGATGATGTGCCACTGTTAGTTACAGTTACGGATGAACCTGCAGCACCTGTAGTAACTGTTCCAACTGCAATAGTTGCAGCTGCACCATCGGTACCACGTAGGTCATCTGTAGAAAAGCCAAGTCCATCGTTAGATGTGAACGTGACGACACCAGTTGGTGTATCATAACTACCACCAGTGAATCCTGCGCCTGTAGCACCACGTAGGTCGCTTGTAGAAAATCCAAGTCCGTCATCTGATGTAAAAGTGACGACACCAGTCGAGGCGTTGTAGCTACCACCAGTAAATCCATCACCGGGTTGAACCACTTCCCAGGCAGATCCGGTGTAGTACTTTAGATTTCCTGATGTTGAGTCATGGTATAAATCTCCAGCTGTAAGCGCATCTCCGTTACCGTCGACTGTAGGATCACTTGCAGATGACCCGAGGTAAATGGCTCTGAAGTTGTTGTATGTAGTGGATGCTGAGGTTGCGCTCGATGCTGCGTCGGAAGCTGACTGGGATGCAGATGATGCGCTTGAGGATGCACTAGATGCAGAAGCTTCGGCTTCGTTCTTCGAGGTGACTGCCTCGTCACGAGCAGTCTCGGCTTGTTCTTTTAAGCTATCGATGTCCTCAACGTCTTGAGGCGTCTGACCACTACCAGCGTAAAATGAAGAACTCATCTTGGTACCTCGCTTTTAATCTAAGTATTGTGCAGAGGCCTGGATCACCTGCACGGTACCTGATGACTCAGCGTCATCAGCTTGGCCTTGAAGTTCATTCGCGAGTTGAGTGAAACGACCTTCGAACAGCTGACCACGCTCATCGAGGAAGTAGTCCGCAGCGAACGAGAGAGCACCATAAGCAATCAAATCTGAAGCAATGAGAGCCAGGTCGTTCTCATCAGTATCTGAGGTCATCACTGGAAATGACGCATAGTAATTTAAAACTAAGCTTCCTGAGGTCGGATACGGATAAATCTTAAAGTTGGTACCCTGTCGTGTGAAATACTTTGGTGTACCAGTTTCATCACCAACGCTTACATCCAGAAACCTGTTCATAGAGACACGGTTCACACTGGTATTATCGTAGTACATGTTGATGGCTTCGAGGAAATCAGATGGTATCAAGACCTCATCTGTTGTGATCGAGATTGTATATGAATACGACTTCTCCATAGGAGGAATACGAAGATTACGCTCGATCCTGGTGATACTCTGATCGATAAAGGTGTCGGCCAAAGCATCACTGCAGTCACTGCGGTTCAGTAGTTCTTTAAAGTGTGTTCGGAGTTCACCTTTATTCATATCTTAGGCCTTCTTTGTCTTGCGCTTTGTCTTCGGCTTGGGAGGCTTCTTTGCTGTTTTTGCAGCAGCGCGAAACGCAGCGTCAGTAGGAGCACCTTTGTCTCCCTTCTTTCGCATCTTCTCACCACGTCTTCGCTTATCATGGATGTTTCCGTAAAGGCTCACTTGTTAGAGCCCTTCTTACACTCACCCATTAGCTTGCAGGTGACAGGGGTCTTGCACCCCTTGCAGGGTTTAAAGACACCTTTATCGCTATAACCGTCCATCGATCATTTCCTTTTTGATTTAGTGCCAGAGCATTTCCAGCGTTTACGTGACAGGTTGAGAGGGCTGTTTGGATCTTTCGCAGCTTTAGAGAACTTACGTTTCTGGGCAGCAGATCGAGCACAGTATGCGTCACCCTTAGAGGTACCAGGTCGAACCCGAGGACCACCGTCTTTAGCTTTACCAGCCTGACCGTAGGATACCCGGCGCCCAGACTTCGTGACTTTCACACGGGCCTTTCCCTTGGCTGGTGTAGCCATAGTTAGATCCTTTTGTCAGTGGCTAAAAATGCATCCAGGTTCTGCTCTTTGAGACGTTTGACGATCTCGGCACCTGTTACCTCATAGATGTTGAAACCTTCGCGCATCCATTGCTCGATGACCGCTGTAGGTATCGAAGCGACACGCATGAATTCACCTTCGAGATGCTCTTTCGATGCGTTGCGACTGTCTTTTAGATCGTCCAGGAATGCCTGGGATATGTTTTGGGTGTGCTTACGCACCAGGTCAGTACCTTCTTGGAGAAACTCCGTGTGTACGTTCAATAAATTAATACCAGGTACTTTCGTGTCTTTAGACATTTAGATCCCCTTAAAAAGAAAGGGGTGCATCCAAGTCATCTTCCAGGGCAAGGAGAGCGAAAACCCTTTGGATGACGAGGACACACCCCATCTTGTACCTACCCCTGGTCAGGGGCTGGTGATTTTAAAAGGTCTTAGGAGAGACCTGTGATCATGCCGTCAGCACTGTAGTTCATGTGCTTCAAGCTATATTCACCGACTACGAAGTGCTTCTCACTATCGCCAGCTGAAGCAAGCAATGTGCGAGAGAACGGACGTAGGACACATGAACGCCACATCGCAGGATCGATGAGGAATGCGTGTGTGGTGATCTGGTGTCGGTTCAAGACAACCTTGTACTCACCGTATGGAGAGACATAGAGATCAATCACGTTCACCAGGTTGCGGCCCTGGGCAATCTCACGATTACGACCTGATGCTGCACTGAAGCCTGCTACGATCTGAGCATCAGCTGGCTTGATCATGAATACTGATGGATCGGAGCCCGCATTGAAGCAGTCTTCTCCCAGCTCAAGTAGCTTTGCTTCTGTGAGAGCGTCGGTTGCGTTTGCACCAGCGTCAACAGATGTTGAGATCTGCTGAGTAGCTGAGTCCATTTCGCGAGCTACTGAAGACGAGCCTGCTACCGCAGCGTTGTCGACTCCTACGTATGCCCGCTCTAGGTCACGTTTGATCTCTTTAAGAGCCTTACCGAGTTGGTATGCGGTCTCTTTGGCACGGCCATATGTACCGATAGCGTCCGCAGTTGCAGATACCTGGAAGGCTTTGTGCAAGATTTGCGTATTGTTGGTACGCTCGGTGGCATCCGTGAGGGTTGCCATCGTTGCATCCGCGCCTTCAACTTGAGCGTTGTTGGCGGCAGCTGCGAGGCTATCTTCGAGCCATGAGAATGTCCGAGCGTTTACTTTCTCAGAACGGATCATGGTGAAGAATGGGGTATCGGTTGGGGTGATGTCGGAGATGATGTCCGAGACATCCTCTTTCTTTCCGACTTGGTCGTAAGTTGTATATGTAGCCATTTCTCAGGTTACCTTCTTTAGTTGGATTGAGAGATTTAACGCTCCCACCTAGCCATTAAGGCATCAGCTATATCCTCAAGGTCGCCAGTTCGGCTTGCGTTCGTTCGAAGACGCTCTTGCGCCTTTCTCTGACGGTGGACCCGCAGGTCGGCATCAGATTGAGGTGCTTTCTTGGTCTTTAGAACTCTTCGCGTTCCGTCTTTAGTTTTGATCACTTTGGCCTTCGCTTTCTTAGTTTGGGCCGAGGCTTTAGTCTGATCGTAAAGACGGGCCTTGTTGAGGATCATGATCACAGTCGGATCAACGTATTGATCGACTTGTTCCTGAGGTAATCCCTGGCTGACGGCATATGAGCGGATGTTGTTGTAAAGCTCATCACCCCAGTCTGGGAGTTGCTCAGAGAGAACCTTGACGCAGTTCTGGGCGGCCTCTTGAACAGCTTTCTGCTGTTGCATCTGGACGTCCTTGTAAAATGCGTCGGCTTCCTCTTTTAGGAACTTGAGATCTTTCTCAGCTTCTGATGCTTCTCTTCGTAATTGAGCGAAATCCTCGACAGACAGTTCTCGACTTGCGACGAGCATGTCCACCTCTGAATACGGTTTCATACGAGCTTCGGCACGTTCCAGAAGCTTTTTGTAGCTGATGTCCGCCTTATTCAAAGCATCTTCTGCTTCTTTACGCTTGGCGGCAGCTTCTTGAGACTTTCTAGTTAATGACGCTTCTTGACCGTAAAGTCGCTTTAGATCCTTGATGGATGCCTGTTTAGTCTGGCCGTCAACTTGGATTTCCACCAGCGTGTCTTCAGAAAGCTCAAGCTCCGCTTGTGCCTCTTCTTCCTCTGCTTCTGGTTCATCCTCGTCCTCGGACTCATCTTCTTCAGGGTCCTCGTCGGTATCCTCTACTTCTTCGAAGTCTTCTTCATCATCAAATGTTTCTGACAACTCTTCGTCTGTCTCCTCGACAGAAGTGTCATCAGTTGCCTCGAGCGTCTCGTCATCTTCAGATAGGTTTTCACCGTCCGTCCAACGTTGCAGGATGGCATCTGCGGCATCCATGACATCATGGTATGCTGCTGGTTGAGTTGCATCTTCTTGGACGTTGTTATCCATAGTCCTATGCTTCCTCTTCGCTGTTGTCGCGTTTCACAAGAGCCTCGTCTCTGATGGAGACTGCTTGTTTTAGTGAGTTCACTACTTCGACTAATGCTCGGTAGTGACAGTACGTTTGCTCACGACCTTCTTTGTCACCAGGTGGACTGTTGGCAAACTTCTGGAATGCACTGTCCACCAGGCCGTTCACAATGATGTTAAAGGGCTCGGACGCCAGTAAGTTCTCGGCGGCGTCGCCCAGTTCGATAAGTCTTTCTTCTGTTTGACTCATCTAGCTCTCCTTAGTTGTCACGGTTACCCGCTAGGTGATGCGATAGCTCTGACGTCGTCAGCGGTTCTCGCGATCTTCAACTCTTCAGTGTCGACAAACTGTTTGTGCTCAAGTTGTGCTTCCTTGAGATCCATATTGTCTGACTGAAGTGCGAATTGGTTCTGAGCCTTCATCTGCTCAAGTTGAACTTTCATCTGAGCAATCTGAGCGTCCATCTGAGCTTTCATCTCCGCGACCTGCGTCTGACGCTCCTGGAGCTCGATCTGCTTCTGAGCCATCTGCATCTGCATTTCAGCAGCTGGGTCAGGTTGTGGTGGTGGTAGCTCTTGCGGTGGCGTCAGATAATCTCTGACGTTCTTGATGCCGTTCTGCTCCATCACATGAGACATCAGTGCATACTGGTTCTCTTGTGTGTACATCGATGCCAGGGTTGGGTCCTGGGACATCAATGTATGCAATGCGAGGAACTTCTGAGCTTCTTGCTCTTGCTCACCGTATCCGAGGTGCATCTCTACAGTCACATCGCGCTTGGCACCCCAGACTGCTGGGCTCACTGCAACATAGTCACCTGCAATCTCGATGATCTTCTCATCTTGCTCGTTCTCGACGACCAACTGGTAGATGAGCTGATAGAGAGGCTTCAGGAAGTTATTTGCAAAGTTACGTGCGATGATCTTTTGACGCTGCTGTGACATGGTCGCCAACTGTTCAACCATAGCAGCTGAGTTCTGCTTGGATATCGCATCCTTGTTGAGACCTTGAGACAAACGAGAGACACCAGTCGTGTCTTCTTTGTCCTCGTCCAGCATCTGTATTGTCTGGAAGATGAACGGGTTCAACGGAGCCTGAGCCATCGGTGTGACGGCGTCCGGTCTCGATACGTTGACGATACCACCGACCCGGTTGTCGATTAGTTCGCGTGGGTTCGTAAGACCACCTTTGACCACCTGGTAACGGGGGTTGTTAGTGATCATAGCGTGATCGAGGATCGAACGTGTTAAGACTGTTCTTGCAGTCTGGATTGGTAAGACCTTCGAACCAAAGTTCGAACCAAAGAATGAGTGCGGTATCGGTAATGGTACGAACGCACAGAAAGGTTTGTACTGACAGAGTTCCTTGTGAAGGATGACGTTGCCAGCTTTTATGACCTTGTACGTCTCAGCAATACCAGAGCCTTCGAGATCAATGTCGATATAAAGTTCGTACACTGTGATACTGCGTACTTGATCTTGGAAACCCTTAGCATTGAAGCCACGATCTTGACCAATCTCTTCATGCCTTGCCAGCACTTCTGGATCGGTCTCCATCTCCACATCTTCATGATCGCCGATTTTACTGATGAGATCTTCATCATATCCTGCCTCTCGCAATTCTGAGATTGTCATTGTTGTACGGTGACCGAGGAAACCTACGTCCTCGAGTGATCTAGCTTGGGGCTCTATGACAAACTGCTCTGGTGCAATCGCTTCGATGACGACCTGGCTGACGTCAGTGGAAACACGGATCTCACCTGAGTACAGACCAAGTGCATCCTGCTCTACTTCTTCGATCTCGATGTTTTCCTGGGCGACGACCTGGTCGAACTCTTCTTCTGTTAGATCCTGGATTGGCTCCAGGTAGCTCTCTTCGCGTTCATCCCAGTAAACCTTGCAGATACCTGCGCGAGCAATCAGTCCATCGTGGATGACCGACTGCATGACTTCGAAGAGGTTGTTCTGTCGGTTTGCGACGTAATCACAATATGAGGTTGCGATGTCTGCTAGTGCGGTATCCTCACCCGTCTGTGGTGCAAATCTTACTGTTTTGTAGCCAGTGCTGAATGTCTCGAGTAGTGCAGCCTTCATGCTCTCAACGGCATCATATACGTCCATACTGACGTACTTCGAATTTCCATCATGAGCTGGTCTTGGAAGTGTAGCGTTGTAGTAATCGATGACCCGCTTACGCTCACGGGATATCTGACTATCGTAGTAACCAATAGATCTACGGATGTTATCATCCAAGATCGAGACGAGCTTTTCGTCATCGACCTTTTTGTAGTCTTTTTTATCCATAGTAGTCATACCATTTCAATGTAGAATTCATCGGCACTCTCTATTGGTTCCCAAGCTCCTTCGTGGACGTGATTAGCTAAAGCCAGGGACATGACACAGTCGTCGTAGCAACCTGGTTCAGCTTCCATCGAGCCACTATCAGTCACCACGTATGTAAGCATCTCTCGTATTGTGACTTTGTCATTGAGCTCTATCTCGCTTTCACGGACAGAAGCTCGAAGCTCATCGATGATCAGAGGCTTGGTCTTAGCTGTGGTGCTAAATCCAAGTTTTATGGTTTCTTTATCAGTTAGCTTGTCGACCTGGACTTCCGTAAAGAAGTTTGGGTAGGCCATATCCTTAGCCAACCTGGTGCAGGTCAAAAGACCATGACCATTGTTCTCGACGATGATGTACGCATCGTTAAAGAAGGTCCCAAGGTGATAGAGGACCGTTGCATAGTAGTCAGGGTGAACATGACCACGCCAAGTAGCCACCTGGCGTTTCTTACTGTCTAATACCTGGGCTACACTGTAGTCACCACCTCGAACACCCATTGCGACGTCAGCCCCTATGACATACTGCTCGCCAGGATCATGGCGACGGTACATCGTGAGCTCACCTCGAACATTGTTGAGCCACTCTTCACCTTCGAGCGCCAAACGCTCTTTTGGATCTCGAGCGTCTGACAGACACTCCTGGAGTTGCTCTGGGTTAAACACTGGTCGACCAGTGGTTAAGAAGGCTTCCTCAGGTTCTGATGGATACTCCTGGCGGAAGAGATCAATACCGTTCTGAGCAATCTTACGACGTCGGAACATAAGCTGACCGTCGTCCAGATCGTACTTCTCAGCGATCTCCTCTTCCTCAGGTGTACGTTCGAAGTTATCCGGGACCTTTTCTCGATACTCTGGGTCCACGAACCATGGAATGAACACTGGTACATAACCATTTGTTCCTTCCACGGCTCCTTTCCAGAGATCATAAAAGATCCCGCTGACCCCATTGGCTGTACTCTCGATAAAAATGGCAGTGCCTTGAGTATTTGGGACAGCTTGGGTCAGCGAGTTCCAGTTGTCGGCTGCGGTGGTCTTAGACCAGAACGCAAGTTCCGACGCATGTACGTGGGTCAGGGTCTCACCCCGACCAATTGCTTCACCGCCAGCAGTTGCAACGACATAAGAGCTATCGAGCACGTCGAAAGACAACTCACGGCGGGATGAATACTTTGTGTGTGGCTTTAAGATCTCAGGACAGTTCTCATGATAGCGCTTGGTCATATCGAAGAGCGCTCGAGTACTGTCGGAGTGGTGGGTGATCACCAGGGCCTTCGCAGCTCGATGCTGAGAGACACTGAAATATAGATAGCCGCCAACGTAGGTCGAAAGACCTTGCTGACGGGCTTTGAGGATGATCACTCGAACCTTTCCTTCTGTCTCTAGTTGATTAGAAACAGCGTCATCCAGGATCTTTTGTGCAGGTTTCAGTTTAAGAGGCGCAATCTCACCAGTCTTGGTTCGGATCTTGAGAGCACTCTTGGCGTAGAAACTAAAGTCAGTGAAGAGACGCTTCCTGACCTCAGCAAGCTGCTCCTTAGTTGCCATACTGATTAGTCGTCGTCGTTATCACTATCTAATAGTGAGCTGAGGAACTCTTCTGCCTTGCCGACAGTAATCTCAGACTTCGCGACTGGTTTAACTTTAGTAAAATCCAGGATTAGCTTTGCAGCCTGTAGTCGATCACGATTGTGGACCGGAGTACGCATGATTTCGACTGCGGTCTCAAGAGCTTCCTCGGCTCTTGGATCTTCGATGTCGTATTGTTCTTTCATTAGACTTACCGCCTTTTTTGCTTCTGACCTCGCCTTGTCGATTATTGGTTTGATGGTCTCTTTAGTGTAACCGTCTGGGACGTTTCGAGGTCGTCCGCCCTTGTTCTTTCGGTTCTTGAGCATCTCTCGGAACTTCGCTCGTCCCTCCGGTGTCTGATGCTGTAGTGCTAACGGGTTCTTCGATGGTGGTCTGGCTCGACCCGGCATCAGCTTTGGTTTTGGTGGTTTCTTTCTTCGAGGCACGTTTGGTGGATAGCCCATCGTTTGTCCTCACTAAACTGTTGATGATCTCTAGTGTCTCTGGACACTGCTTACAGAAAACAGGTGCTGGGATGGCAGCTGCTATCTCACGCATCACTGTTTCCTGTTGAGCCTTGTTTAGAAGCTTAGATGACTTCACGACATCAATAGCTTCCAGAATTGGAACCAGGTCCAATGCCGTCTTTAACATCATGCTTTCCTTGAAGTTTACTTAGGCAGACAATGCGCCAGCTTGCATTGGTTGATTCAATGCGCCTGGTGGCATTTGTTGTTTCTTCCGTTCTTCCTCATCATCCATAGCCTTCTCCAAGGCAATTAATGCTGCCATGACAACGGCTAGTGGGTGTGCGTAGAACTGTATGACTTTATTATCAGCCTTACGAAACTCTTGCTGGATCATCTTAGATGTCTCAGGCATGACCTTCTTGGCTAACTTTGGATTGATTAGGTATACCCAGACAGGATCAACTGCGAACTCAGCAGCCATACGAGTATAGTCCATATATGCTTTTCTTTTTTCCAACCCCAAAGCAGGATTAGACATTGCTTCACGTATAAACCGTACTGCTTTTCGTTCACTAGGGTTCTTAGGTGAATAAGCTTCTACCTTCTCTTGTAGATTTGCGATTTCGTCAAATACCTTCCTCTGTAGAGGAGACATATAACCCCAGCTTTCTTCTAATAGTGGCCTTATAGCACTATCAGTAAATGAACCTGGTATCGTAAAATCAGAACGATCTGCTTTAGAAGTCTGCTTTCTGTTTATGAAATAAGACCAGACATCTTGTTTGCTTGTACCATCTAATGGTCCCAAGGTAATACCATGAGCAATTTCATGGAGCATAGTAGTTAGGGCCTCAATGTCAGTGACATATGTGCCATCACCCTTGTCAGCCCCAACCTCCAGGGTCCAGATTGTACCTTCTGCACCCTTACCTTTACGTTTCGGGCCTTTAGGTTGGAACATACCACGCGAGATACCAATTTTAGAAGGATCAGTACCTGTGTCTGACTTGACTAACCTGTTAAGTTCTTCCTGAGACTTCGCAAGTTTAACAACGATATTAAGCTTTTTTGCGAACTCTACAGCGTCGTTGAAGTTACTGATGCCATCTTCAAGTTCACCACCCTTTAGACCAATCTGAAACTGCGGACGGACTAAATTTACGGCAGCATCTTTATACTGCTCTGGAGTTATCTGGGGCTTTTTAGCGGGAATGACATCAGGTCTGGGTCCATAAGGATCGGCTCCTGGCCTGGTATCGATATCACGGAGGATTGGCTCTGAAGGGCCTTCCGTGCTTTGGCCATCGCCACTAGCTCCTCGATTGCTGTCTTCATATGCTCCCGAGGGATCTGACTGATTATTGACGGCTCCGTCTCCGTCTGCATCGGGGAGTGCTTCTTGGATTTGGTCATTCGTTATTCCTTCGGACTCAGCCAACATGATTGCAGCATCTAGATAATCATTATCTGCGCCTCTACCAGGGGCAACACCTAAATGCCTAAATAATTGCTTCTCAGGATACCACATTAGTGCCTGAAAGTCAGCTGTTTCGATGTTGTAGCCTAAATCACGTAATTTAGCGATTGCAGCCTTTGTGACGTCACGCATATACGAACGCTCACCTGGTCCAGCTGGCGTAGCCTGTAGCTGCGGTGATAGGTTGTCTTTCATAGTTCCTGTGGCTAGTGCCAACTCTGGTTTAGGAACCTTCTTACCTGTACCTTTTAGACGCTTTGCTTCTTTATTGTAGAAGCTCTGGTACTTACTTGCAAAGTTAATAACAAAGTCATCTAAGACAGCATCTTTCTTCAAGTCTGCCCTGGTTATACCCATGTCCTTGAGTGTTTCTTTTGTTAAACGCTTCTCAAGGGCATCCTGGTTCTTAGTTTTTAAAGCTTTACGCACGCGAGTACGGTTAACATCCAAGTCCTTATCAGAAACAAACGGACGCCCAACTAAGCGGTTCCACATACGCATCCACCAGATGTCCATCGTTAGTGGATCATAGTTACCTCGGATGTTCTGATAGAAGCCCTGACCGATCTTAGGACCTGCAATAAATGACCCTTTGACCATTTCATTGGCACCCTCTGAGGAAGGTACTTTGATGTTTGTTCCATAGCGTTCATTGAAACGTGCTGCCCAGTCTTTTAGCTCTTTCACAGTAAAGTCTTGGTCTAGGAACTCTTGGATTGGTAGGTTGGTACCTGAAGCTTGATAATCATTGAAGAAATTAAACGCCTCAACCATAGCTACATTACGCTTACCACCTTTAATCCAGGTTTCTGTAGGCATCTTACCGTTGTCCATAAAGTAACGGAACACCTCAAGAGCGTACTGGAAGTTGTCGGCTACAGCCTGTCCATTTGATGTGATTGCTAGTGCAAAGTCGAATGCTACCTCTGCGTCTGGTGACTGGGTCACGCGAGGGTCAACGAGAGACACTACACGTTTCGCTGCTTTTAGCTTACGGTCATACCAACCGATGGCGTTAGCATCACTTTGTAGAGCGTTGAAAGCTTCTGTCGCCATGTATGTCGAGATGATGTCGACGTTCTCTGGTGTATACTCAAACGGCTCATCACGTCCTGTCGCTGCCTTCCACTTCTGGTGCATATAGTCAGCTGCTTCGACCAGTGTTCGCTTTTGTTTAGGCTTGTATGTGCCTTCGCGCATCTTCTGGATGTCAGCTTCACTTGGTGACGAGTTCAAACGTGTGACGTCGATCTCTTTCTCTGGGATCTCAAGTGGATTGACGTAAGACTGTAGCGTTGGTCTCTGTGGTCCAGGTGATTCACCTGCGGATGGTATATCCAGATCGGATAACATCGGCCCATCTGGAGACACGCGTGGAGCCTGCTGACCAATCACACGGTCAACGTACGGTTTGACGTACGCATCGATGGCGTCTTGAGGTACTCCTGCCTCCTGCAGTCTTGCGATCTGTGCTTCTGCAGTTGCAACAGGGTCTGATCCCAAGTTGTTCGCCAGGACATCGAGTGACGTGAGAAGTTGACCCTTCTGTGCCTGATCGAGATATGGGTCTCCAACGACACCCTCACGAAGCTCTCTGTTTGTATCGATGTTGTTCTGGATACCACGGTTGTAGTTTTCGACTGTGGTGTACCGTGGACCGTAGGTCTGTGTGTCTGCGTTTGGAGACTGCCCAGGTTGGGCTGGGGCTGATTGTGGGTTGCTTAATGAGTTCGGTGGTCGAACTCTTGGGGCATAATCAGGGTTTTCTTCCTGGAACTGACGTACCGCCCGGATCAGTGGGCCTAACATCTTGTTTTCAACTACGCCGCCCGTCGCAACGCTCTGTTCGTACTCAGATATAGCCTTATTAAGAGATTTACTCTTATTACTTCCTTTAAGGACCCGTAAGATCCTAGCTACACCGCCACGATCTAGACCTGTGGCGTCTTCCATTGTGAACTGTGGTGATCCTGGTGTCGCTGGAGCATTCTTCTGTGTAAGATCTAAGTTTAGAGCTCTTTGGTCGGCTTCACGGTCTTGGCGTTCATCTTCTGCAGCTTTCTCAGCTGCTGCTTTCTTTTCTGCAGCTTCTCTTTTTTCATTCTCAGCTTTTACCCTTGCTGCTTCCTTCTCTGCCTCTTCTAATGCCTTTTTTCGACGAGTTTCCTCAACTACAGACGGAGCATCAGGCTCAGGTAATCCTTCGCTACCCTCGTTGCGTCGAACATAACGATCAACTCTAGACCTACGTCCTGTTAGCTTATCTATGACACGTCCAGTACCATAGGCACCTGCCTGAGGTATTAAGGATGTTCCACCAGTAGAAACACCTGCAGCAAGAGTTGCTAATGGAGATAAGGTACCAGTAACAATACGTGATGCACCATCGTAACTATTGATGTTCTGATCGATAGGATTGAAGACATCGGTGAACCTGGAGAAACCACCTTTGTAACCTCGGTTGTGAACCTCAGTCAGCTGGTTCAACTGAAGCATCAAGTTTAATGCTTGTTGACCTTCAGCTGTATTACCAACAAGTCGACGCATAGCATCGATCTCTTGTTTACCGACGGTGGACTTTGCCTTGTTCCTGGCCTCTCGATATGCAGCCTGAGCCAGGATCTTGTCTGCTGTTTCTATGTAAGTTTCTAAGTCAGTCGGTTTTACTGCACCACCAAGGTCTCGAAAGAGCTTCTTTAGCTCTTCAGTCATCTGGATGTGTGCTTTGTCTACAGCCTCTCGAGCACCTTTAGTAGAACCAGCGTCAACGTCTCTTAGGTCATAACCATTAGCATCTGCGATTTCACGTAGG